AGGAACTTCCTCGTTTGCACTTGGAACTGACAATGAAGCATCTGGAAACTTTTCAATAGCTCTTGGAGCAGAAGACAATACAGCATCAGGTTCTTATTCAATATCTTTAGGAACTGGAAACGAAACTACAGCAACTAAATCAAACGCATGGGGGGACGAGAATCAAGTTAATGCTCCACAAGGATTTAGTATTGGTTCTGAAAACACAGTGTTTTTAACAGCACCAAAAGGGATGGCAATAGGAAGCGGTAGTAGGGTTGCTGGTGAACAAGGCCTTGCAGTAGGTACAAGCCTAGAGTCTACATCTTATCGTGAAACTGTTTTAGGTTCATTCAACTTAGTAGGAACTCCTGGAAGTGTAGACGCGTGGGTTGCAACAGATATGCTTTATGTTATAGGTAATGGAGCGACAGCAGGAAATGAGTCTAACGCATTAGAGATAACTAAAGCAGGAATTGTTTCTTTACCTTCTTACGGAAGTGGAACTGTTACAGGAACGGTAGCTAAAACATTAGGAGTTACAGCACAGGGTCAGGTTATAGAAACTGACGCAAGTCAGCCTTTATCATGGGTAGGTCAGCTAACTGAATTATTTCCATCAGGTGCTCCAGCAATTGCAACAACACAATCTTCAACATTGTTTGTAGGAGACTCAGTAAGTACTCCGACTACATTTAGAGAGCTGCAATTTTCAAAGAATGGAACTGGAGAGTTTAGAATCAAAGTAACTTACACCCCTGCAACCGTACCTACAGATAGAAACAAACTAGCATTGCAGTTTGGGGATAGTGTAGCTAGGGTTTACAGTTACACACTAGGAAGTCAAACTATAGGAGGAGTATTACAAGAGTATAAAGAGTTTTTATTTAGAACATATACTCCAGCAGGAGTATTAGCAGATGGACAGTTGGTTGGAAACGATGGGGCTATGACAAGCGTTACGCTTTATGCTTAAGTGAATTTTATTTAAAGTAAAAAGTCAACAGAATTGACCGAAATCGAAAACCATTGACTTGATGTTGTAGAGACTTGAACAAAGATAATATAAATTTTTAATTTAATATAATGGATATAAGAAAAATATCTGTCGGTCCAGATTATAAGTCTGGAGCTATGCATTACCTGGTAGGTCAGAACGTTTTGAATGGAGCATACAAGATTCATTTAATAAAGTACGACTCTGTATTACAGTCCTACAAGATTTACATAGAAGAAGATGATGTTATTGTTCTTTGGAAAGAGTTTAGCCCTGCTATGCCTGTGTCCATTGAATACAACATAAACTTTTGAAATCACCAACAGACTTTATAGTAACCCCCAGAGAAAATAAAAGATACTCCAATACTAAAAACATTGGAGGTATAGACTTTTTAGTCAGCTCTTCAGAGGAGGATGTAAGATATTCAAATAGATATGCCGAAGTAAAAGCATTGCCTATAAATTATTCTGGTCCCATAAAAGAAGGAGACACCCTCCTTGTTCATCACAATGTTTTTAAATTCTACAACGACATCAGGGGACAAAGGAGAAGCGGTAAAAGTTTTTTTAAAGACAACCTATTCTTAGTAGACCACGACCAGTACTTTGCATACAAACAAGATAATGTTTGGCATGCCCATGATAGGTACTGCTACATAAAGCCAGTAAAAACAAAAGAGTCTATTATATTTAAGAACACAAAGGAAGAACCTTTGGTTGGTTTAGTAGAGATTCCAAACGAAAAATTAATTAGCCAAGGAGTTAAGAAGGGAGATTTAATTTCTTTTAAGCCTGACAGCGAGTATGAGTTTGAGGTTGATGGAGAAAAGCTTTATCGTATGTTCGACCATCAAATAACAATGATACTATGAAATCAAACACAGAAATAAAACTAGATATTATATCTGCTGCCAGAAGCGCGGTGGAGCAGTTAATAAAAGTTGCAAGAGAAGACATTATAAAGCACGACCCCGAAGACGACTTAGCAGCAGACAGATTAAAGAATGCGGCAGCAACTAAAAAGCTCGCAATATTCGATGCGTTTGAAATACTAAACAGAATAGAAGCAGAGAGAGCCGCTTTAGATTTAGATGGTAGTGATAATAAAGTAAACACAAAACAAGGATTTGCAGAAAGAAGGTCAAAATAAAGCGCTGTATAAATCTTTAGAAGATTATGTGCCTAAGTCAGTACTCTCCAACAAGAACAGAAACAAGAGTTGGGATTACGGATACAATGAAAAGTATGACTTAATATGTATATCTAAAAGCGGTGAGATAGGAGAGGTGTTAAATGTTCAGGGGCTGATAATTGCTTTACCAAAAGTTCCTAAGAAAATACATTCTCGCTCTAAGTCTAAGGCTATGCAATACTGGGAACGAATTGACATACCTAAACAGCTTAATAAAATTCAATCTATATTTCAATGGAATGAAATGCCTAATGAATTTAAAAACAACTGGGTAGACTATATAGAAAAAGAGTTTGACAGTAGGGAGTTGGGGCATTGGTTTTATAACAACGGAGAGCACACATATATAACTGGCGCTCATTACATGTACCTTCAATGGACTTCTATTGATGTTGGTTATCCAGATTACAGGGAAGCTAATAGAATATTTTATATTTTTTGGGAGGCATGCAAGGCAGACACTAGGTCCTTTGGAATGACGTACCTTAAGATAAGGAGGTCAGGGTTTTCTTATATGGGCTCATCGGAGTGTGTAAATACAGGAACCTTAGCTAAGGATGCGAGGGTTGGTATTCTATCAAAGACAGGTTCTGATTCAAAGAAAATGTTTACAGACAAGGTTGTTCCTATAGCAAATAGATTGCCTTTCTTTTTTAAGCCTATTCAGGACGGTATGGATAAGCCTAAAACAGAACTAGCGTTTAGGATACCTGCGTCTAAGATTACAAAAAAGAATATGTATAAGTCAGACACAGAAGAACTGTTAGGGTTAGATACAACCATTGACTGGAAAAACACTGACGACAACTCTTATGATGGAGAAAAGTTATTACTACTTGTTCATGATGAAAGCGGAAAATGGATAAAGCCTAACAACATACTAAATAACTGGCGAGTTACAAAGACCTGTTTACGTTTAGGTAGTAGGGTTATTGGTAAATGTATGATGGGTTCTACTTCTAATGCCTTGAGCAAAGGAGGGGCTAACTTTAAAAAGCTATTTGAAGACTCATCATTAGAAAAAAGAAATTCCAACGGACAAACTAAAAGCGGATTATATAGTTTGTTTATTCCAATGGAGTGGAACATGGAAGGATTTATAGACAGGTATGGCATGCCTGTATTCAGAGCTCCCGTTAAACCCTTGCTTGGTGTAGATGGAGAAAAAATAAATCAAGGTGCAATTGATTATTGGGAGAATGAGGTAGACTCTTTAAAGAGTGACCCTGATGCTTTGAATGAATTCTACAGACAATTTCCTAGAACAGAATCACATGCGTTCAGAGATGAGAGTAAGCAATCTTTATTTAATTTAACAAGAATTTATCAGCAGATAGACTACAACGATTCTGTTATAAGGGAGCACCACTTAACAAGAGGTTCGTTTTCATGGAAGAACGGAATAAAAGATACAGAAGTAATATGGACTCCAAACAGAGGAGGAAGGTTTTTAGTATCATGGACTCCAAACAAAAATTTACAGAATAGATTTATAAATAGGAATGGAAGAAAATTACCTGCCAATGAACACCTTGGCGCATTTGGATGTGATAGCTATGACATCTCAGGAACTGTTGGTGGCGGAGCATCTAACGGTGCGCTGCATGGGCTAACTAAGTTTAATATGGACGAAGCTCCTAGCAATGAGTTTTTTCTTGAGTATGTGGCGAGACCGCAAACAGCAGAGATATTTTTTGAAGAAGTGCTAATGGCCTGTGTCTTTTATGGAATGCCTATACTTATAGAGAACAATAAGCCTAGACTGCTTTACCATTTTAAGAATAGAGGCTATCGAGGGTTCTGTATTAATAGACCTGACAAGCCGTACAATAAACTATCTATAACAGAAAGAGAGCTGGGTGGTATACCTAACTCAAGTGAAGATATAAAGCAGGCTCATGCTGCGGCAATAGAATCATATATTGAAAAACATGTGGGCTTAGATATAGAGGAAACATTTAGAGACTCTGACCTAATGGGGACAATGGTTTTTACTAGGACGCTAGAGGATTGGGCTAAGTTTGACATATCCAATAGAACCAAGTTTGATGCTTCAATTAGTAGTGGCTTAGCTATAATGGCCTGCCAAAAACATCTTTATACACCTGAAAAGAAAAGCTCGAAAATTTCCATTAACTTTGCGAGGTATACCAATAAGGGATTAACAAGCGATTTAATAAGATAGATGAAAGAAGTTAAGATAGATATTTCATCTGTAGGATTCCCTAGTCAATTTGTATCAGATGCCGAAAAAGCCACTGATGAGTTTGGCTTACAGATAGGGCAAGCGATACAGTATGAGTGGTTTAAGAAAGACGGCAATGGAAGTAGATACTACGGTCAGTGGAGAGATTTTCATAGACTTCGTTTATATGCAAGAGGCGAACAGTCTGTTGCAAAATATAAAAGTGAACTGGCAGTAGACGGAGACTTGTCTTACCTAAACCTTGACTGGACACCCGTCCCTATACTTCCTAAGTTTGTAGATATAGTTGTTAACGGAATGTCTGATAGACTTTTTAAAGTTAAGGCCTATGCTCAGGACGCTTTGTCACAGGGTAAAAGAAGTAAGTATCAAGATATAGTTGAGTCGCAGATGGCGGCTAAAGACCTTCTTCTGGACATTCAAAAAGCAACAGGTGTAGACCCGTTTACTATGAACCCTGAGAGTATTCCTGAGAACGATGAAGAGCTTACCCTGTATATGACCCTTAACTATAAGCCAGCTATAGAGATAGCTGAGGAAGAGGCGATTGACACAATGTTTTCGGAGAACCATTACGATGATACAAGAAAAAGAATAGACTATGACTTAACAGTTATAGGTATTGGTTGTGCAAAGCATGAGTTTCTGCCAGGTTCAGGGGTTCAGGTCTCGTATGTAGACCCTGCTAATATAGTATACAGCTATACAGAAGACCCACACTTTAAAGACTGTTTCTATTGGGGAGAAATAAAAGTGGTTCCAATCACAGAGCTCTTAAAGATAGACCCAAGCCTTACGAATGAAGACTTAGAGAAA